AAAGAACGCAATTAGTTCTGCGTCCTCATTAAATTTTTTCATCTATCAAAATGATACTGACTACTGTATATCTTGCCAAGTATGCCAAGATATTATATACCGCCGAGCCTATCAAAGGATAAAATCCGAGCCGTAAGCGCTGAAGAGCCAAACGATGTTTCTCTGCCTGAGCGAGACTTGGTTGCGGCTGTTTTAATCACAGCAATCAATGACCTTTCAGTGCCCCAACAAATCGAGCGCCGCCGTGCTATCGAGTTTTTTTATAGTGATAAAATCGGCGGTGAGCTTTTTAGCTTTTTAGACTGCTGCGAAATACTAGATATTGACTCAGATAATCTTTTAAAGATTTTGAGTAAAAAATTACCCGATAGAATCGTAAAATTTAACCGTCGATAAAAAAAGAGGCCTTAAAGGCCCCTATGTTATTTTTTCTTTTTAGTAAACGTTGCGCCTGTCTCAGTTTCAGACTCATAAGAGTCAAGACTCCCGACCATAACGGCTTTTTTACCTAAATAAAATTCCTTATAAATAAAGTAGCCTCCAAAAATGTTAGCTATTAATCCACTCAAAAAAATATGAACAAAAAGCCAGCTTGCCCAACTATTTGAATCTCTCACAGTGTCTTTAATTGCGTTCATTTTTACCTCTTACAAAATCTTCGGTTACAGTACGACGGTCAACTCCTGTTTTCCCGTTGTAATCAATACCGATATAAAAACCGCAGCCCGTTTGGACTACGGCAATCATAAGGGCTACAAATAACCATCCAAAATAAATTGCCTCACCACTGAGAACTGTTTTGTTGCTTCCATGCGTCATAATTATCGTCCGTTAAATTTTCTAAAATTTCTTGTTGTAAATCACTCATTGATTGGCAACGACTCGAAGCGCGTTTCGAAGTCTTACAAGCTCTTTCAACTCGTCGCCCGACAGCTTTTTTGCTTCAGACAACTCCGAAAATCGAGCCCACATTTTATCGACCATTTTCTTTACTATTTCTTCAGTTTTTGTTTTTTTCATTTGGTGCGCCTCCTTTATGCGCCTTACTTACGATGCAAGTATACGGCTACAAGAAAGAAAAACTCAACAAAAAAGTTAACAAAAAAGTTAAAAATGATATGTTAAATCTTCGGATTCTGGTAATTTATAAGTAATATCAACTATTTCGGGGTATTTATCTTTTTTTAAAACAGTGATTTTATTCGGCATTTTTAGTTCGTCTCTGCGCTCAAGCGCTTCTCTGGCAGTTTTTGGAGGGTGCGTACCCGCAGCCAATGCCCATTTTTTAACGGCAACACGCGCTGCAATACCGCCGTGCTGGAAGCATAAAAACTCGCTTAAGTACCTATATTCGTCCAGGTAATACATAAGTCTTAAAGAATCAGGCTTTCCGTCTTTTTTATGTATTTTAGCGTCGAAATTCTTAACTTCGTACTCTTCAGTCTTTGAAAGAATCGGCGCTGATGACGCTTTCAACTCAAGCTCTTTAGTACCCTCAGGAAACTCCATCCCACAAGCAGGACAAGCAGTTACACGAATCGCAACCACGCATCCACATCGCTCGCATTTTTTGCTTGGCGCAATTCCTATTTTTGATTCTTGTCCTTTTTTTTGGTTTATCGTAACGCAATCGATAGGGCCATGTCGGTCAATGTTGCCACCAAAATCCAAGACCAAGCAGTCCCGCTTACCCAAAGCAGTGCGAGTACCACGCCCGACAATTTGCAAATAGAGCGACGTAGACTTCGTGGCTCGCAGTATTGCCAAGAGGTCAATTTGTGGTGCGTTAAAGCCAGTAGTAAGAATGCCAACGTTGACCAAAGCAGTAGTTTTACCATCTTTAAAATCTCCTATCTTAAAATCTCTTACAAACGCTGGCATTTCGCCCGTCACATAATCAGCGTTTATTCCTTGTCTTTTTAACTCTTCAGTAACATCCTCAGCATGTTTTATTCCCGCGCAAAAAATAAGCCAAGATTTCCTATCTTTCCCATTTTCAATGATTTCAGAAACATGAGCTTTTATCAGCTCTTCTCTATTAAACGCATTTTCTAAATCAATTTTATTATAATCAATTCCGCTCGTTTTTACTCCAGATAAATCAACGCTCTTCTTTGCTACAGATAAAATCGGCGACAAGTAACCCTCTTCAATTAGTCGTCGTATGCTTATATCGTAAGCAATCTCAGTAAATGTAGAATTCTCACCAACTAAAGACCCCTGATCCATCCGCATGGGCGTTGCGGTTAACCCCATTATTTTTAGTCTTGGATTTAGTGCTTTTAGATTCGATATGAACTTTTGATACATCGAGTTGTCATCCTTTGATAACAAATGACACTCATCAATTATCAACATGTCGATTTCTAAGTCTTTTCTGCGGTAAATCGACTGGATGCCCGCAAACGTTACGCGCTGGATTTGTTTGACCCCTAAGCCTGAAGAGTAAATACCAGGGCGACCTTCTGTAATATTGAAATACTCGTCCGCGTTTTGCTTTACTAATTCTTTGACGTGCGTTGCTACTATAAATCTGTATTTTGGATGCTTTTCAGAAATTTGTTTGATAATACTCGATAGAATCAAGCTTTTTCCGCTACCCGTTGGGCAACAAAGCACAGGAGCGCCGTGAGGATTCTCGCGCCACGAATCCCAAAGAGCTTGTATCGCTTCCTCTTGGTAGGGTCTAAGCTTCATTTGGTATAGACCAAAATATCATTTTCTCATCGTTATCAATATCACCGTCAAATTCAACAAACCAGACATTATTACAATCTGGGCAGTGCACAAAGCTATTCTCTGGCACTTCATTACCTAAATAATACTGACAACGCGGGCAATCTTTCATTTGAATCCTACCTTTGTTTGCATAAGCTTTTGAGCAAAATCAACCTGCTGCTGCAGGTGGTTCAAGTCTAACCAACGACAATCGTTAAAAGTTAAATCACTAGCCATTTCAGAAATGCAAGACATCGACGCATAGAAAACATGCTCGCGGTCTTGGTCTGATAGGTTATGCAATTCGTCCCACGTTTTATCAATATATTTATTTTTCATCCTTGGTTTCCGTTAAAGCGTTCCACTCCTTAAACATCTATTTCCTTCAAAAGCTCGTCGTCTGATTCGTATACATAATTTATTTTCTTAACTATCCAATATGTCCCAGCCGAATTGCCATCACCTTCATGAACATACTTTTCGATTAAGACTTTATCAAGGTCATTTGGATGTTCCCTCGCCTTCTCAAACCCGAAGCGGATGCATAAGTCTCTAAATGCTTTAAAATCTACATATGCATTTTCGATTGTATAGGTGTTTGTATATTCATCTACTAATTTATAATAAGCCTTCTCCAGCTCTTCGCGTATGCTCATTTCTCGCCCCTCTCTAGTTTGTCTAAATATATCTGTACTGCTTCTAAGTTAGGACAAAGAGCACAATATAATTCTTCTTTTATAAACTTCCTCACCTGCTCAATGACGCGCTTGCGTTCGGCTAAGATAAGAATCATGGCATCCGTTTCTTCTTTGATTTTATTACACGAGCACTCTTTCAATGGCCCATAATCATCACCTATATAAGTATCTCCACACTTTTTACATTTCCCAGTTCTCATACATCGCCCTTGCTCTTCTTGTAGTCTTCGAAAGTAATTTTATCAATCTTCGTGTAGATACCTATCGCCGTTTCCGCTGCCCAATCTCCCGCAATGCTTTGTGCGGGTAGTAATCTATCAGCTTCTTCATGCGGTATTTCGTAGCAAAGTTTTTTGACAGCCTCAAACGCCTCTCTCGCAATAAGCTCCTTCTCCGCTTTGAAAGTAGTAAGCATAGTCTCAACTAGAATCTCGTGGTCGCGTCGAATCTTCTCGTCTCGCTCTTGGTACTCCGCTCTCACGTGCGCGGCTCCAGCGAGGAAGGCGACTCTATAAGTTTCATTTTGAGGCGTATTGTCATACCAATAATCGGATTGATTCTCTTCCCAATCTATCGCAGCCTGCTGGTCGGTCTTGGTCATGATTTATCCCCATTAATTCTTTAAACGCTTCCCTTGCTTGCAGCGGAACCACGGCATTACCCAAGCACTTAATTCTGTCCACCCGATTGAGTACCCCATTAGCCACTCGACCCACGTCGGGTTCAGTGAGCCACCAACTGCCGTCGCTAGCCCATTGCCGCTGTTCTTGCTCGCTCCCTTGCGGTTGTTGTTTCCGCAACAAGTCGGTGTCGGATACATTGCAACAAAGCTTTGAAGTGTTCTCCCCGATTGACTCTTCGCTTTCGGATTGTAAGTTTTCGATGGCCCCCTTGGACTCGCATCGGGTGTCGGAAATAATCTTGCATAAGTGCTCAGAGTCAACCCCCGATTTTGTGCTTTCCATGAGCTTAAGCCGTTCAACATTCCCTCGGCTTTCCTCCCTTGATCGTTGTCCATCGCTCTTGGAGTCGGAAATAACTTCTGCGGCCAACACTCTGGATGCACTTGCTCCCGTAAATTCGCTGGTTTTGTTCGACCTTTCCGAGTCGTTGAAAACTGTCTCTTCAATGCTTCCTCGCTTCTTAGTGGTAAGTGATCCATTGTGTTTGGAGTGGCCCAGTAGCCACCATCTTTCACGCTTGTGAGGCGCTCCAATTTCTTGAGCGGATAAAGTTGTCCATCTAACGTCATACCCTGCTTTGGTAATTTCCCTGATAATTGTGTCAAGTCCGCGACCTGTAATTGCTGGGACATTTTCAAGGAATAAAAACGTGGGCTGGATTTCTTTGGCCAAGCGAACGATCTCAAAAAATAAACCGCTTCGCTCTCCTGCCAAACCTTTTCCATGTCCTGCAACACTGATGTCTTGGCATGGGAATCCACCATAGATGATGTCGATGCTTGGAAGAATTTCTTTTGATAAACTTCTGACATCGGGGAAGATAGGAGCTGCTGGTAAATTTCCATCAGACATTCGACTGAATAAAACTGCTGCTGCATATCGGTCAATTTCGCAGTATGCAACTGGTTTAACCCATTCTGACAATCCGACACTTAAACCTCCTATACCCGAAAACAAATCTAGTCCATTTAATTTGTTACTCATAATTATCTACAGCACAAAGCCTGCGCTCTCGGAGTACCCTCATATATCGGGGCAGGTGCATCGCTAACAAAGTTACCATCAGCGTCATACACTGGCTCAGACAAATCGCTCAAAACAAAAGTGCAACGCCCACTTCCAGTACCTGTAAGCTGCTGCTCAGTGAAGCCGTAGCCTTTAATTATGTTGCAGTAGATACCTGATAGATGCTCACCTGCCTCACAAGATACGCCGATGACGGCCTCGCCGTTCTCATTAGGTAGTCTTGTGTTTTCAAGGCGTCGACAATCTGCCGACGCTGTTGATGCAAAAAGTACAGTAATTAAAATTATTTTTTTCATGTTATTTCCTTAAAATGGTATAATATCTTGGTCAATTTTTACTGCTGCTTTAATCACGCCGCCCTTTGACTTATATCCTTTTACAACGTTATTAATATAAGGCGTTCCGTCGGGTGATAACTCTTTACTGTTCTCTGTTGCCACTTTAATCATTAAATGACAATCAACAATCTGTTCGCTACTAGTAAGCTTTCCATTGAGCCCGCAAGCTTTACAGCAATCGCCAAGTTGACCGAGACCGATTTGTTGCGCTTTTTCATTTGCATGAACCACATTAAACCAAGTCTTTACAACTCGCCCTGTATAGCGCTCGTCTAAAATCTCAAACTCAATTGAAACTCCTTTACCGCCGCTTTTACTGTCTTTTACCTCAGCACTTTTTACAGATGCTAAATACCAACCCGCCTCAATTGGCGCGTACTCATTTGTCGGTGCGTTATCAATATCAAATGTCAAATCCCAACTCATTTTTATTTCTCCTCTTTTTTACTAATTAAACTTGGTTTTAATGCTTCCCAAAACTTTCCAAAATCCAGCTCCATATCGGGTAGGTTATATCTATTGCCCGCCTCGTAAGCTGCGCGCTTATTAAGATTTAACATCCTGGTGCCCGTATCTTTCGCTTTAACAGTAGACCCGAATCCTTCTTTCTTTTCACTAACTATTATTTTCTCGTTAGCAAAACCAATTATATCGCTCCACTGGTAAATAAGCCCCGCGGCTTTTTCATGCAAGTCCAAATCGTACCTGTCATAATTTTGACGCGTCGGGTCTTCGAACTTCACTATTTTACTATGAGCAAGAAGTATAACCATCATTTTTTTATTTTGATTTATGAGGTCAAGACCGCGCAAAAACTGCCGCCAAAGATTCAAAGCTGCCTTATATCCACCGCCGTATGGAATGTCGCCTATTTGTTTCGCACTCGCATTTTCAAAATGGTTATAATCAGCAACTACCTTGTCCCATAACAAGCGCTCAAGCCAATCAAGACTGTCGACTACTAGAGTTTTAAACTCGTGTTCTGTTTCAATCAGAAAACGCATTGCATCGATTACGTCTTGAAAAGTCTTAGCCTGCTCAAAAGCTTGAACGTGTAATTGGTCAAGACCGTCCTCAGTCTGGATAAAAATCGGCTTTATTGATGCTGCAGCAAAAGAGCTTTTTCCGATTTTATGCTCACCGTATAAAACTAATCTTGGTGGTTTACTTGGTTGCGTTGTTATTATTTTCATTTGTTTTTTTCCTTTTTTAGTTCTTTACAACTTCACGCACATTAGAATAGTATTAAAACTTCTGTCAAGAAAAAAGTTAACAATTATGAAAAAAAATATCAAACTAGAAAAATTTCTACG